AGAAATAAAAGTATGGATTTCCAAATGCACCGTAGATCGAATTAAGCATGAGCTTGATTCCTTGTTCGTAGTTATAATACTCGCCTGCTAATTTTTTAAGCTCTGCTAACTCTTCGTACTTTTTTTCTAATTTTCGATCCATTGAATATTATAACTAAATTATCAATTTTGTTTTCTTCTAAGCATGCCACGTGTCCAGCCTTCTGGAATTGGCTCATCTGGGAGTATCATGCTACCCTTTACACCGTTGTTAATCCATATTTTGCCCTTCGCTTTTCCCTTTAGAGATTTTGACATGTTATCAAGCCATTCTTGCGAGAACTTGCCACGCTTAACACCAGTTTTAGAAGCAGATATTTTCTTCTTTACTTCTTCAGGCCTCTTTATACCTTTCATCGGTGACTCGTAGCCCTGTTCCTTTTTTAATTTCCAGGCATCACTCATTTTTTGCTTAGTTTCCCCAGAGTGTGGTTTACGATCTCTTGCCTTCGCAGCCTTACTCATATTTTTTCTTGCTTCTTCAGTGTGTTTATAGCCTCTCGAATTTGTATTTCCCATAGCTGCCTGGCTCATCTTTTTTTTGCTTTCGTCAGAATGTTTTTTTCCTAGTCTATACTTGTTACCAATGTTTGCAATACCTGATTTTCGCCTAGTCTCGTCACTAATCTCTAAAGATTCTCTAAGCCTTTCATATTCTCTAGAGCCTATTCGGTAATCTCGGTTGTCCATGTGTTTGCCTCGTGCAGTTGCCATCATAAATGCAGCCCAATGGAGTTTTGATTCATTTGGGTAGATCTCACATAGTAGTTTGTGTATGATAAAATGCTCCCTTGCTGTTAGATGTACTAGATTATCTTGATCATCAGTTCCGCCTAGGCATTTTGGTATAATGTGGTGTTTTTCGGAGTAGCCTTCTAAAGTTCTCTCTTTTGCCCTTTTGATTATTAAGTCGTGTATTTTCTTGTGATTCATACTTTATATATCAAAAACGCACTATACATTATATTTAATAAAAATGGCCCGCAAAGCAGGCCATTCAGATAACATATACAAATTAAATATAACAAGTATATTCAAAATTGAAACTTAGTCCTCATCTACTACAGCTACAGCAACTGTGAGTAGAGTGTCTGTATCCATTGATTTAAATACAATTTTGTTTTCACAAACAATCACTTTATAGTTTTCTTTGTCTAACAAATTGAAATACTTTTTATATGCAGTGACCTTAGTGCCTACAGGAACATCTCCCGTAAACTTAGTAGCAATGACTGCATCATAAGCTGCACCAACTACATTAACTCCTCGTTCACTAATTGAGAAAGAAAATACATCTTCTTCCTTCTCTAGATTAAATAGTGATTTAATTCTATCCGCATCAACAGTTAAAAGGTCAAACTCAAATAACTTGTTCTCAACACCAAATGCTCTCGACATCTCCTCTTTGTTCATTTCCATAAATGATAAACTTGGATCTGCGCAAGCTAGATTAATTTTAAGTTTGTCATTTTGAATCACAAAGTCTGCTGCAAGATTAGCATCATCTATATTATCATAGACAACATCACCAGTTACTTCACCTTTAAAGTGTGAAATTGCATCTACTACTTTAGATCCATTGTAAAAACTAACTTTTATATCACCATCAAGCTCTTGATCAAAATCAAATAGGTCAGAAGTAGGAATGTTTGCCAATTTAACAGCATCTCGTTCAGGTAGGTATACTGAAGAAGTTGTGGTTTCATTTCCTATTTTGATGAAAATAAATTTGTCAATTGATAATAGTTTTTTGACGTATGATTGAAATTCATACCCGTTAATTTTATTAAGTGATACTGTACTTGCCATTTTTTTATTTTTAGTTATTTTACTAATTTTTTGTTAATTGTTTAATCTCTTATTTCTCCCCATTCCCTCTGTGAATCAGTTTTGTCTTTTGTTTCATCGAATTCAGGTTTAGGATCACCCCCAACATTCCAAAACCAAGCGCCAGGAGATCCATTTCTTTTCATAAATTCCCAAGCCTTTGCATCATAGTTCAGCGCAGAAGGAAATGGAGGATAGTATTTTTGATCCACGTTTTGGTTAAATGCTTTTGGATGTGACCACATCTTTGCCTTTCCCCTTTCACCTCTTTTTATATTTCTAGCAACTGCAACTGCATTGAATTTAGAATCTGGCCACGCTATTTGTAAAGATCGTTGAAGCACACCTGTTGATATTGCAGACCAAACTTCTTCTGGATAGCCATTGTTCTCTGCTAAATCATATGCAACTTTTACGGCAGCTGCAGTTACTAACGGATGTCTTAATCCGAGTGGAATGAAAAATGCACCATTATCTTTAGCCCAATCTGCGGCTATTTTATTTAGATTTGGCATTGCTGCAATTCTTCTAAATTTCATTGTAGCTCCTCTTTCTATACATATTGCCTGGTGATCTGATATTTGTTTTTGGCTAGGACTAAATAATACTAATTTTTTATTGTACTTTTTGGCAAGATATGCAAGCGATATACCTGCAAATCCGTATCGAGGCTGTACATATACAAGAGTATCTGAAGCTGCCTTTTGTACTAAGATGTCTCCAAATCTACACTTTGATCCAAATCCCATCATATCTTCTCTAACGACTTTAAAGCCATCATGTTCAATAATTGTAGGAGCATCAAATGGATCTTCCCAATCTCCAGCTAAATCAAGCCATGCTTCACGATTAGGCATCATTAGATTTAGATCTTGATTAGATAGACTATCTGTATGTTTGTTATGTGGCATAATCTTAATTATAAAGTTTCGAAACACGTTTTTTGTACTCATCTACATCAATACCAGCTGCTTTTATAACTTTGTCATCAGATGGGTGATTGGTCATTCCATTGAAAGATTCTAATAGCCCTAACTCAAGCATTGCCCTCTGTCTACCAAACGGATGATCAATTATTGTAGATGAGTTCCAAAGAGTGTCCATGTTGATATGCTTATAATCCGCACCTGGTCTCATGTAATTTTCTATCCAACGAATAAAGTCACATGCAACATCCTCGGCATTATATGGTAGTGATCCAGTATCTTCATAAATTCTTGTCATGACTGCATCTAAAAAAGGCTCTGATTTTTTGCCCTTGCCATTTATTGGATCTGCTAGATAACCAATGCACTCTACCGCGTTTGTTCCATAGAAAAACATAGATTCCCTATTGATATATTGTGGAAACCAATCTGCAACATCGGCAATAACAGCTGCATATTGAAATTTGTAAGCTCTTAGTCCATTGTCCTTATTCCATTTAAACATCCATTCTCCAAGCTCTCTAAGATCCTTTTTGCCACCCTGCTCAAGAAAATGCGCCATATCCCTTGCAAGTCTAGGTGCGAACTCACATAGAAAGTAATCGCCGCCTCTTTTATACACGTATTCTCTCTTTGTGCTAAAGCTAAAATCAGCATTTGATTTTGGCGCAGGTGGCTTTGGGAATGCTGGAAACTGATAGCCAACAGATGTGTAAAAAGATTTTGTTGCCTCCTTAACCTGTTTGCACATTTGTTCTATAGTATCAGATTGCCATAAATCAAATAGAAGGGTGTTATGATAGCCACTTGGCTTAGTTGCATAGTTAATAGCAGATCCTGTGACTCTATGAAGTATAAAAACATAAAGCCATTCTGCCAGATCAAAATGATTTTGCTTGCCAGTCCAGTTCGTTGCAACCTGCTTTCTTTGAGTTGTATAAAGACCTGCATTCATTCTTGACCAATACGGGTGATCTTCTGACCATCCGTAAAAACAATCGTTAACAATCTGTGAAAACCCGGCATATTTTCTCTCTACCACATCGTATAGTTCAATGTGATGCATTAGTTCATCATCTAGATCTGAATCTGCGTGTGGCACATGTCCGAGATTGCTCGAATCCTGTTGCCTCTTTGCTAAATTAAAATACCTCAAATATTCGTCGTAGTATTTGGTTGTTTTTATTTCCATAATTTTAAAACAAAGACATCGATTGCTTGATCAGCTTTTTGTTTTTACGATTGTTTACTAAATCCCATCTATAGTATTCTCGAGCGATATGTACTGATTTTGGCTTTTCCATAACGTCAAACGGAAGTTCACCTATATGGTTATAAAATACCTCAGGATGCTTATAAGAACTCCAACCATTTCTTTCACACATTTTATCAATACCTTTATTAATTTGCTTTACCAAATCAGTTCGTTCTTCCCATGTTCCAGTAAATGGAGTACCTTTGTAGTATCCAGTTTTTGGCAAAGCTCTACTCTCGTTTTCTATTGGTAAAGTGTGCACAACTTCTATATCCACAACTCCTGATTCTTGTAGCTTCATAAGACCATCTTCATATTGAGCTAGTAATTTATCAACAGCCATTTCTGGATTATGCTGTCGCATAAGATGATGCCTAACGTCGATATTTCCAAGGTATATTCTTAGAGACTTTATCCAAGGATAGACATATGTGTCTAGACCTCGTTTTAATGCACCGTGCATAGTTAGACCGTCGTGGCGACTAGTCATATATCCTGGTGTGTATTGGCTAAATGAGTGGCTGTCACCAAAACATAGCTTGTCGGTTTTTTCGATGCAATCAATTCTGGTAATATTGTTTGCACAAATCTTTTTAACCTCTTCAATTTTTCTTTCTAGCGTCTTGAATAAGTCGCTTCCAGTATGCAGCCTTTTTTCTATCAAAGAACCTATGCAAGGCATATCATGATGAAGGCTGAACATCTTAGCAGAACTAAAGATCCGTGTTATTTGATAATAAAGATCATCATTTGCACCACCGAAAATATTAAAAGTGCCCTTGAACTCCATCCCATGCTCAATTAGCACGACATCGAAATCATCCCAATTTGTGGTAGTATCTGTTACTACTGTGACGTTTTCGTAACCAGCATTATGGCACTGGTTTGCTAAGTGGTATGCCCAACCTGATTTGTGTGAACTCGCCTTTGGACTTAGTTTACCTACAAGCGCAGCGATTGCTATACTTGTAGATTTATCACTAATGTAGTCTGTTAAGTACTTTAGCTGCGTATGCTTTTCCATAAATATTATACGAAAAAGATCCTACTTGTTTATAGGTTAGCCTTAGTCTCTTGTACTTCTACTCTAACTTCTTGTGCAGCGTTCTTTAAATCCTGCATGAGTTTTCTTAATCTAGTGCCAGCTGTTTTGTTTCCTTTCTGATAGAATTTTTCAGCCTCTACTCTTGCTGATTCAATCAAAGTCTCAATGTTTTCAAATTTTTCCATCATAATATTTTTTTATAAAGTTGGGTTTAATAATCCTAAATTAAGTAAGTTATCTATCAGTGCTAATTGATACCTAGATGATCTAAGCTTAGCTTCTTTGTATGTTATAAATCCAGCCCAGTCGATTTCCTCTATCTGAAGCTGTTCTTTTGGTACCTTTATCGTATCTAGTCCGATTTGCCCAAGATCGTCAATTTTTACTATATAATAAAAAACTGTTTTAATGCTGTGCTTACCTATTCTGTAAACTCTGTAAGGGGTTTTGTCAATCATTTCAAGTGGAACTGATATGCCAACCTCTTCCTTTGTCTCTCTAATCGCAGCCTCTAAAATCGATTCGCTATCTTCAACGTGACCTTTTGGAATACTATATCTACCAACCCAAGATCCATTACTAGGATGCCCCATTAATACTGTCCCTTTGTATATGATTGCCAGTCCTGCGGATCTTGAATATTTCATATAGTATTTATCACGCTAGCCATCCACTCTAAGTCTATTTGGCTATCCTTATCAGAAATTGCAGTATCTGGAGCTGGATGTGTTTCTGCAAAAATTCCATCATAACCAAATTCTCTTGCAGTTTTAACATATGCCTTTGCAAGATTTCTATTACCACCAGTAGTTCCCTGCCCTAACTGTTGAGTTGAATGTGTACAATCCAATATGACACCATCGCAAAATTCCTTCATGATATCAACAGCTCTATAGTCTACTATGACCCTGTCGTATCCAAACTGAGTGCCACGTTCTGTGATGTATACCTTTGCATCTTCATTATAATAACGTATCTTCTCAACCACATGTCGCATTGATCCAGGATCCATCCATTGGCCTTTCTTTACATTTATCACATCAAAATTATGTGCACATTCTCTTATCAAATCAGTTTGTCTGCATAAAAATGCTGGAACTTGGATCATATCAACAATGTGCCTCAATTTTTCAGCCTGCCAGGGCTCGTGGATATCGGTAGTGATTTTAATATTTGTGAATTTTTCTTTAATATCTTCAAAAATATCAATAGAATCATAAATTCCAGGACCTCTAGGCGCTTCGACACTAGTTCTGTTCGCTTTGTCAAAGCTTCCTTTTAAATACCAGTTCTTATCGTCTGGTATCGCGCTAGTCATTTTCTCTGCAACGCATCCAAAAATAAAGCTACTTTCCACACTACATGGTCCTACTATATAAATGTTTAAATTATCCACTAATTAATATAATTATCAGCCGTCGCAGTGTAGGCAATCTGACATAGCAGCTGCTGCGATGTCTCCTCTAAGGACTGATTCCGTTCTCATATAGTATAAAGTTTTTACACCAAGTTTCCATGCTTCTAGGTGGCAATCCAGTATCCACTTAGGTGTGGCGGCCTTTGGGAATGCCAGGTTTAGAGAAACTGCTTGATCTATATATTGCTGCCTGATGCCTGCTTGTCTTATAAGTTCTAGCTGATTGACCTCTTTAAACGTCTTAAACACGTCTTTTGCTGGATAAATTTCAGATTTTTCTTGATCTGTTACCTCATCTGTTCTAACCAGTCGACCTCTCAAATAGCACCAGTCATCTAAAATTTGTAGGTCTTGTACAGACCCACCATCTGCCATGATTTTATTCCATGCAGATTCATTATTATAGCCGATTCTATCTAATACAGTTTCTAATATTGGATTTTTTCTTATAAATGTTCCCTTCGCAGACTGATCTGTGAACACGTTCGCTGGAATTGGTTCAATGCCTGCTGAAATGCCACCAGATAACTTTGAGTTTGACACTGTTGGCGCAACGGCTCTAAGATGTGTATTTCTAAAACCTGTATCTCTGCACCACAATGGTTCTCCATATTCCTCAGCTAAATCTCTACTTGCTCTCTCACTCTCTATTTTGAGTTGGCTAAATATATTCCTAGTTTCAAACTGTGCGGCCAATGAGTCAAATGGTATGCCTCGCTGTTGCAAATAAGTATGCCATCCTAAAACCCCTAGACCTAAGGCTCTTCCCTTTTCTGCAAATCTGACTGCATTCTCAAAGCCCTTTAAGTTCTTAGCACGCTGTATGAACTCTTCTAATACACCGTCTAAAAAAACTGTTGAGTCATAAATTAAATTTGTGTTTTTCCACTCATCATATTTCGCAAGATTCAGCGACGATAAACAACACACAAAAGAGTGGCTTTCATCGGTATGTAGGACAATTTCGCTACATATATTAGTCATGAATACTTTCAAGCCGTTATTTTTATATGCTTCTGGATTCTGCTTGTTGACATTACCTCTATACATTATATAGGGCTGCCCAGTTTGCCTGCGCTTTTTGATAACTGCTAAGTACCTTTCTCTGGCATCACGATCTCCTTCCTGAAGTTTTCTCATAAACTTATCACCAATAATCACGCACTGGTTCATGTTCAGGCATTGTCTATTAATATCACCCTTAGGCTCTCTTATCTCTAGCCATTCCCAAAAGTCATCATGATCAATGTTAATGTTTGAGCTAGCTGCACCTCGCCTAACTGTTCCCTGGTTTGTAGCTAGTATAGTAGAGTCATTGATCTTAATGAAAGGTACTATACCGTCACTTGTTCCATTATTAGTTATCTCTGATCCTGCTGGTCTGATCTGGTTATGGCCAATTCCGACCCCACCACCATACTTAGCAAGCAACATCAGTTCTAGATTCTTAGTGCCTATTTCATGGATGCTGTCTCCAACGTCTATTCCAAAGCATGAAATTGGCAAGCCCCTTTCTGTTCCAGTGTTTGATAAAACTGGTGATGCAAGACAAAGCCAACCATTCCAGATATAGTTAAAGAACTTATCGGCTAACTCCGGTTTTTTTAACCTTTTTGAAATTGTTGTAGCAACTCTCCAATATGCATCCCTAGGTGTTTCATTTTGATAACAATAACCCTTCGATATTGTCGCCAAATAAACATCAGTATGACCCCACTCTGGGTAGTCTACTCCCCTCTCCCATCCTAACTGATGGGCTAAAATATCTACAGTATTCATTATTAAATATATTTTTTACCAAACATTATCCCAATCATCGCCCTCTCCAGCCTTAGAATAGTCAGTAGGTCGAATTGCAAAGAAGTCAGTGTGTGTTAAACCTCCTGTTAAATGATAGAACCAATTAAGATTATCGGCACTTTCAGTGTCATAATTAAAAATAGATTCATATCCTAGCTCAACTAATTTTTCATTTGCTCTTCTAGAAATAAAATTTTTGAGGTCGCTAGCAGTTAAATTTTCAAGATCGCCAGATTCAAATATTTTGTCTATATACTTGTGCTCCATTTCGACCATCAAGGCAGCTGCTTGTTCTACCTTAATACGTACTTCACTTCTTAATTCAGGATATTCGGTGCACATATGGTTGAATAGTTTGCATCCCATTTTTGAATGAAGACTCTCGTCACGTACTGACCACTTCATCTGTTGTCCGATACCTTTTAATAAATTTCGCATCTGAAAAGAGTAAAGCACAGCAAATGACGAGTACAGTGAAACGCCTTCAGCAAATGCAGAGAATATTGCGAGTGATTTTGCAACATCGATTCTAGCCTCTTCGCTGATTGCTAGATCTTCATGAGTGTAGTCAGCCTTAGTTGCAACCAACAATTCAAATCTATCTGCAATTGAAGGCTCGTGCAAAAATGCCTCGAAATCTTCTAGACCTAAAGTTTCGTTTAAGTATGAATAGGCAGTTGCATGTATGGTTTCCTGTGAACCAAACATCATTGCCATCTGCTTAATTTCATGCTTTGGAAACCATTTAGTAACCATGGTTGTCCAATAATCGCTAACGGCGCATTCTGTTTGAGCAAATCCTAATAAGATGTTGCCCACAAGATTCTTCTCTTCTGGACTAAGATTCTCATTCCAGTCTTTTATATCAGATTGCATTGCAATCTCGGTATGTAACCAAAAGGCTTGTGCCTGGGCTAGCCAACCGTCAGTATAATACTCCTGAAATTCAAATGGCTTGAACGGTATTCTTTCTTCAAATAGTTTAGGTATGCTCATTAATTAGTGATTCTTTTTGATTGTGAGTTTTATCTATCAGGTTAAAGATGATAGTAAAATGTAAAATTATGTTTTTGGTAAGGTTTTTTCGAGGTCATAAGCTTTTTGCTGCAATTCGAAAGATTTCTTTTTATATTCTTTACGCTGACCATATAGATCTGCAAGAATCCTTTTTAGAATGGATTCCTCAGACTTATAAACGACTCCATTTATAGCAACTATTCTATCATCAGCCATTTCATCAGACGTATGTTTAGGGTCTACCTTCTTTACAAAACTTTCAGGAGAGACATTCATCTGTCTCATGATTGATGGATAAAGTGATGCAAAGTCAAAACATGCAACAGAGTTATGCATGCCTGTTATTGGTTGTTTTACAAATGCACCTTCATACTGTCTGCTTTTTGTATTCTTCTCATCAAGAGTTGCCATAACTCTGTTTTGCTTTAAGAATTCTTTACATAACAAAGATTCTGTAATTGCAACAGGTGAGGCAGCTTTAAATATACTAATCCTACTCATATGTGATATTGTCAACGCAATATCCATCGTCTTAATCTTCTTATGGATTAGTTGTACTAGAGCCGTATCTACAGCATTGTAAAATATGTATTTTGAGTATTCTTTCTCGTACAGATCCTGCAGTGTGCCATCATACTTTATCTTCTTAATTCCTAGTACAGCAGCTCCAGCAGTATCGAGTTTAAGATCATCTTTGATACTTACAGTTCTGTCCCACTTAGAATATATCTCCATGTAATCCATAACACCAACGTGTGACGGATAATTATTGTTGCTGAATAACCTGTCAAGGGGTGAAGCTATTGAAGCATCTATCCCAAGCTTTTTTGCTCTATTTACTATGTAAGCCCAGTCAAACTTAACAAAGTTCCAACCAGTCATCATAGGGAACTTTCTTACAAATGACTTAAGAAATGTGTATAGCATGTCGTATTCAGACTTAAAACATTTCATGTCAAATGTAAATGTCTCACCAGTGCTTTTGAAGTGTTCATTTATCTGGTTTTCAATAGCACCATATTGCTCCTTTGGAATGTCTCGTGTTGCGAGAACTACACATTGATTTGCAGGCGTTACTATACAAATAGCTGTAATAGCATTCTCAGCCTTTTCAGGTTCTGGGAAACTATCAGTTACTTCAACTTCGATATCAATAAAATATGTCTTAGGAAAATCATATCCGAATATAGTCTTCTTATCTTGCTCAGGTATGTTCTCTAAGTATTCAATAACACGATACTTATTAAGATGCTTTGTACGACCCTTTCTAACTGGTGTACCATCCCAGTTCTTCATCTTAAGATCTGCTCTTTTATCACTTGCATCACATGGATACCAATTGTACAAATCCTTTGATGTTAATTCGTAATGTTTAAATCTAGTCTTACCTTCAAAATTATAGTACGATACGATCAAGTTACCGTCTTCCTGCGAAACATCTAATAGCATATATTAATAACCTCTTTCTTGTCTGTCAAAATTTTCTGCATTCTTTGCCATGTATAAATTTACGATGTCTTTGCTTGTCATGCCTAGTGCAATCGCAAAGTTCATGTAGAAATGCAAACCGTCAATCCATTCATAATATAACTCAAGGCGGTCAGCTTCTGAAAGATCTTTAACAGACATTTTTGATGCCTTCGAATTATCTTTCTTCCAATACTTCCATGCTGCATTAGCTATACCGTCATTTACACCACCAAGTGCATCGAACATTTCGCCCATTTCATCATCTAAAGCATGTTTGTTAACAAACCAAAAATCAGCAACGTCCTTAAGAGTATAATTAGAGAAATCAAACCCTAACCTTTCTTGGAGCTCTCGCTGTTTGTCATAAATTAAACCAAATGTATCTTCGGCATGTTTGTGATGATCTTGTACTTCTAGATTAGCACATTTATTATCTGTATTTGCCATTGTTTTACTTTTTATACACTGGCATTCGATAATGTTTACTACAATTTGTATGTTAAGAGAGGTATCACTGCTTTATTTACAGAATTATGATACTTTTGTATTTTACTCACCTCGATATCAATAATTTTCTCTTTGTAGTCCCAGGCATTATTATCGATATACTTATGCTTCCAATATTTGTTTTTTTGCATGCTCTCACCTTTGCAAAGATATCCAGATATTTTGGCGTTAGGCTTTAGATGATGCATTCGTAAGAAGTCAATAAAAAGATGGAATCTTGTATTTACGTTGTAATACTCTAATTCGGATTTGTATTCAATATCGTTAGGAAAATCATCAAAGAATACTTCGTCATATTTACCTAATCTATCAGTTGTAATTACTTCTTGCCATCGGGCTTCTATGATAGTTACATTATCATATTGTTTAGCCCATTCTTTACATTTTTCAATCACAACAGGATCACACTCTACAATAGTGTATGACTTAGGGGTATGTTTTTGAATCTGAGTAGCGGAATAACCCATACCAAATCCTATCTCTAAAACATCTCCTTTTGGTTCAAGAAAATCAATACATGCTTCCATGTATGGCTTTTCCCATTCCATCATTACTTGTTCACCATTCGAGTCGATCAGGATACTCTTACCTAATTCGTCGTTAGTATATTTTAACATTTACTATGTAATTCTAGTTAAGTGAATAACAGCTCCAAAAATTCTGCCAGGATTATAGACCTGAATATTTATATAGTTGCCTTTGATAGTAGTTTCAGTCGGAGAGGTTGGAAATGGAGCAGATGGCACTGTAGACTCTTCCGCACCAGTTTGGTACGCTGCTGCCTTGAATGCCGCAAATGTAGTAGGGGTTGATGTTAAAACTTGCTTATTTGCTTCAAATGCATTATCCGCACCTGAACCTATAACGTTTGAGGTTTTTACCATAAATGTAGCACTGTTCTCAGGGTTGTTTCCAAATACACCAACTCTAGTTACATTAAAACCTGCCGGTATCACGTAACTAGCATACAAAACATCTTCTTCACCTCCAGAAAAAAGTAGTGAACTAATATCAGTATTATTTCGTTGCACCGGGCCGTCATCATAAGTAGAAGGAAATCCACTACCTGCTGCTGTTGTTATACTTACCATATTAAAGTCTTGGTGAGTTAGAAATACCAAGTCTTCGTTTCCAGCCGTATACCTCTGATGAGTGTCTGACACGGTTTTTACAGTAACATCTGCTCCCGAGTTACTTATTGTTATACCGTTTCCAGAAATGAAATCTACAGTATCGTTATTATCTATAGTCTCTGCGGTTCCACTGTCTACGCTTATATCGAACGAATAGTTATTTGCGCCAGTGTCAATACCCGATAATTTTGTCCTCTCGCCTGTTGTGATTATTGATCCCGACCCTGCAGCAGTTACATCATTTAGCTCAGTAACCGAGATGCTATTTAATGCTGTTGTAACATTTGCTACATCTGTCACATCCGCTAATGCTTCAATACCATTAAGCTTTGTGAGGTTTGCATCTGTAAACACATTTGAATTATCAGCAGCTTCAACTGCTGCTCTAACTTCAGCAGGGGTCATTTGACCTCCACCGCCGCCACCGCCAGTTGAATTTATAGTAATCTCTGACCCACCGGGTGTGTTTATTGTTGAAATTGTTATATTATCACCGGCAATTATAGTAGGATTATAACTAGCATCAATTAACTCGTTCATGCTTGATGATGTTAATACACCGCCAGTTTGAAATAAGTTTTTAATCTCGAATTTAGATTTAATTGCCATCTCTATATGTTTTTATTGTTAAACTGCTCAAAAGTCATTAACCAGCTCTTTTTCTTTTTCTTTTTCTTAACTTTTTTAACATCTTTTGTCGAAAGTAGGTCGCCACTTCCAGTTTGTTGAGACACAAAGTCATTCATTAGCCCTGGGTTACCTGGTACAGAAGGTTCACCCATGCTTTGGACATTCATGTTAGGGTTTAAATGAGCTACAGTTTCTTTTACTTCTGGTAATCCTTCATGTTTGGTTTCTGCAAAATCTTTTAGTTGCTTCAACGTCATGCCATCAACAAGATCCTTGATTTTGTCCCTGTACTCTGCATCAACAGACTTAAGGTCTAGATCTCCATTCTTGACTGCATAAGCAGTTCCCATCAGTCTTTGCTGTGTTTTAGAAAGTGCTGGCATTTTACGACTCTATTGTTCTAGTTCTAACACGGTGTCCATAAGGTGATAATGTAAATCTCTTCACACCTGTTTCGTCTTCATCTATATTAAATAAATTAGTATTCCTACTCAGCCATCGTGAGTTTGCTTCTAACTGTGATAAAATAGTTTTTAGCTCTTCTTCTGTGATTACGCCGTCTGCAATTGCTTCTAAAACAGTATTTCTGATTCTAGCCGCAGTAGAAACTTGCCTTGCGGGATGTTTTTCAGTATATCTTCTCTTAACAACTACTCTTTTTTCATTCAAAAAATCATTCATTTCTAGAATATGCTTCATGGTAATATTTTTTTATGCTTTAACTTTAACCTTAACCGTGCCACCTGTTAAACTAACGATCTTTGTTTCATTAGGATCAGACGATAAGTTGTTTTTAAAGTATACGCCTTTAAATCTCTTTGCACTGTCAGTTTGGACAAAAACAAATTTTTCAATTATAGATCCAAAGCCAGCTGCGAGCTCAGCCTCAATATCTTTAAAAGACTTATAGCTCTGTTTGTTTTGACCGGATAATAACTGTTTTAAACTGTTTAGGGTTGCCTTGTTTGATAAGTCTCCCAAAGTGTCTCCACCTTCCTTAGAAATTACAAGCTCACCGTCAGGTGTGACTTGTACTTCGAATCTCAGCGGGGCAGCAACTTCCACAGGGTCCATGTCTCTAACAAGCTTTATAAATGCAGCACCTTCGCCTCTTGCCATTTTTGATTGAATGTCCGCACCAACCGGCGTTTTAGGATCTAGTTCAGGTAGAACATCCTTTAGTGCTTTGTACAATGCCTGTAAATCGTCTTTTGCAGCGTTTACATATGGCCTATGCTTTGCACCAGTTCTCCAGTCAGAGAAATATCCGTCCTTTCCTAGGCGTGCCTCTTTTAGCTCCGACTGGTCAAGAACCCCTCCTCTTTGGTTGTAAAGAGTTAAATCAATATCTTGTGAGCCTCCACCGATTCCGCAGTTTTCTACTATGTATGCAAGCATAATTTCACCACGCCCAATTCCAGTTACATCTGCCCCTAGATTGCACAATTTAGTTGCTGCAGACGGATTTGACTTTAGAAGCCTATCAACCTGAGATATTGTTCCATTGCTAAAGTTTTTAAGAGAGATTCTCTGGAATGGAGCCTTACCACCAAAAAGATCCTTGTTGATCATATTATATAGTTTATCTTTATCTTCCTTTCTTGAAGATTGGGCTAAAACCATATAATTTCTCTCAGTGCCCTCGTTTATAACTCTAACTTCAGCATCAAAATCTTCTTCAGCTTCTTCTGCTAAAACTGGTGTTAATATAGTTTTTAAGTATTGGTATGAATCATGTAAGCTTTTTGGTGTTAGCTTTCTGTACATTTTCTCATCATCTCGTTTTATCGCATCTCTTACCTGTGTTGCAGATACAGCCTGCCCTGATCTTGGTATTTCATAACCTTTAAACTCATCTGTTACTCCAAGCTGTTCTCTGTATGTAGGCTTATTGATCATGCCTTCATATGATGCTTTTCTATCTGTGCCATATCCCCATAAGACTGGCTCGTATGCTGGTCTAACTGATGCAAATACTGAATCGATAGCAGCATTTGGCAGAATATGCATTGCTTCTAGAAATGGATACTGTCTTTGGAGTTTAGCGAATAATGCCTGCTGGTCTTGTTCAGAAAAAGGTCTTCTATCATCAACCTTACCGCTTCTGACAGTCATTACAACTACAGGCAATCCATTCTTTCTATGGAGAGCTTCAAAAACCTTGACGTGGCCATTTGTAAAAGGCTGGAACCTGCCAACAAATACATTCACTGGCTTTTTGCCCTGTTCCTTATGAGGAACTCTCAACGCTTCTGTTATAAATTCATCATAAGAACTAATATACTCCTCCATGATCATTTCATCAATCGGCTTTTTGTCAGACTCATCTATTGCCTTTAAACCTAAATAATCGCTGAAAGTTTTAATTGTATCATCCTGTTTAACCTTACCTGTTATATTTTGGATCTTATCAACCATGCTATTAAAATCTTTAACAACAGTTGGAGTCATTACACTTCCTGGCTTCTTTCGATGTTTCCTAAGTGATCCTAGCAGTATCTTGTACAGAGACCCATATGCATCATTTGAGTTAACTAATTTTTTAGTGTCTTCATTGTTTATTGCATCAATGTTTAAGTTAAATTCATCACCTTTCGCAAAATCAGCTTTCTCAAAATCCATATCCTTGAT